CCCCATAATCACCGCATTTATGCTTGGCCCTATCGCCATATTTACAAGAACCAAAATTTTATTGGTTGAACTTGACGGCGTAATTGATGCGCTTAATCCAGTGACTGCTTGCATTGAACCGTTCGGAGAAAAAGATAAAGTAGTAGTTAAAACAGTTTGAACAACTTGAACAATAGAACCCGTAGGCAAAGCCGCTTTAGGCAAAGCAGTGGCGTTGCTCAAATTGATAGCCGAAGGCGTACCTAAGTTAGTAGCCGATAAGGGGCTTGTTAATCCGCTTGAGTCTATTGTTGATACTGCCATGTCTTGTCCTTATGCGGTGTATGTGCCAGAAGATGTGAAGGTGTGAATTGTGTTTCCACCCACAGAAGTAACAGTGCCGCCTGTACCGCGTTGTGCACCAGCATAAGAAATTATTACGATACCCGCTGCACCGTTTGCGTTGGGAGTTGCTGTTCCACCATCAGCGCGTCCACCACCACCAGAATTTGCCGCCGCCGTAGTTAAATCACTACCTGCGCCGCCTCCACTGACAGCCTTTTGCTGTATTGGCGTTCCGCTACTGTTAATCGTATATCCTGCGCCACCGCCACCGTAGTAAACCGTTTGCCCGCTTATATTTGATGGGACACCTACGCCACCATAACCCATCGGTACAAATATTGCTGAAGTTCCTGTTGTGTAAGAACCATATCCATTAAATCCGGGTCCACCTGCACCGCCACCGCCGCCATTACCTGCACCGCCGGGATTGCCTTGACCTAGCGTACCTGCCGCGTACGAAGACACTCCTTGTGAAGCGCCTCCACCAGAGCCGCCAGAAGCGCCGCCAGCACCGCCACCGCCACCGCCACCGCCGCCAATAGCGGTTGCAAAACTACCAAAAACAGAATTGCCGCCATTATTACCACTTCCGGCTGTATTTGTTCCTCCTGCGCCTACAGTTGCTGTATAGCCCGTACCAGATGTAACGGTCGCAAAACCTTGTAGTACTCCACCGCCACCACCACCACCCGGACCATTGTTACCACCAGCGCCACCACCTGCAACAAGTAAATATTGAACGTAATATGTGGTTGAAGTAGCCGCAGCAAGATTAGAGGCCGCAGCCCCTATTGCTAGATATGTAGGTGTAACACCTCCAGCGCCAATATTTGCAAGCGCCGCGCCAGATGTCATTTGGGTATTCCCTACCGTACCCTGTGATGGCGCAATCACCTGCGTTATCGGGCTTGTGTAGTAAACATAAATGTTGTTAGTCCCGCTGGATGGTGCGGATGTGAACGTGATTGTGTTGCTACTGATTGTGTAGGCTGAACTAGGGTTCTGGGCTACGTTGTTAACCACCACCTGTACCTGCGCCACAGACGCAACTGGGCGAGACAGCGTGAATGCGGTCGTACTTGCGTTACCACTGAAGTAATCAACGGCTGGCGTGAAAGCCTGCTGGGTAGAGGAGTTACCAATTACTGCCATTTAGACCACCGTCAATCCTGATACCCAAGCATCTGCCGATGTAGCTGCGCTTGAGACTACCACTAGAGCATCGCTGGTTTGCAAAATAATTCTGTTGCCTTGGATACATTCGTTTGAACCACCAACCGCCACAGTAGCACCCTTGACTATGTAGTAGTTGACTGACGAACGGGTAATGTAGACATCACAAGTAATGGGTGAAGTAGAAGTGTTAGACACCACAAGGCTGGCTACAGCCACTGTACCAGAAGCTACTGAACTGATGACCGTAGAGCCGCCAGTGCTTATGTTCTTAACCCCGTAGGATACGTTTGTGTAGGTTGCCATTTCTTATCCCATCATAAAGGCTAGGTAGTACGCTTGGTCAACTGTTGGGGCTGTGTTTGCAGCCCATGTTGGTACGCTACCGTTAGAAGTCACTATATAACCATTAGGGCCAATGCCTAACTTAGACAAGGCGGTACCCGAAACATAGTAAGGTATATCACCTGCGGTGTAACTAGCCAAACCAGTACCACCATAAACGGTAGAGACTACCCCGCCTTGGTATGTTGTGTTGGTTATGACCGCTGTACCAAAGTCTGCTGTTGTTGTGCTGAAATCGTAAGACGCTGGGAGCAAAGCATATTTACCCCAAGAGCCAGCAGATGTGGCGTTGCTCTCCACAAACAGAATTGAGTATCCGCCAGACGGAACAGTGTCTATGGTGGCAGACGAGTTATCAATAATTGTTACCGCACCGCTTGAGTCATTATCAAAAGTAAAGCCCTGTCCGTTAGCCATCGTTGTGGCGTCAGGTAGTTTGATTGTCTGAGTTGTAGAACCGCTGATACGCTGGTAGTAGGCTGATGCCGTTGTCAGAGTAGTTGTTGTGCCCGCAGCCGTGATGACGTTGTACGCAGCAATAAAGTTGTTTGCCGTTACGTTCTGATTAGCATCCCGCAATACAACGGAGTTAGCACCACTTGATGCGGTTACGCCCGTGCCACCATAAGCCACGCCTACAGTTGTGCCTTGCCAAGTGCCAGAAGAAACAGTACCCAGCGCACTGACGTTACCTGACCCATCAAGATTGACAGACTTCTCAGCAGGGTAGGTTACAAAGACGTTGACTGTGCCAGAGAACGTGACCGCTGACCCAGAGTTACTAGAGGCCAGAATAGTCGTACGTGTTAACGTACCACCTGTAGCATATGTGCCAATACCCACTTCCCAGTTACCCGTAGCATCAAATGCGGAGTAATAAGTAGTGTTACCGTTGCCAACGATGGCAAAGGATTGGAAGCCCGTGACAGAGCCAGATAAGGTGAAACTTACCGTGGTGTTGGCTGTGCCAGTCTGTTGTACCCGATCATTGAGGGCTAGAGCCATTTAAGACTCCTTAAGAAGTCGCGGTAGTTGAGTAGGTAACAGTTACGGTGTCGCCAGATGTAACAGTCTTGGCAGTGCTGAAGTTGCCTTCTGAGTACAAAGTACCCGCAGTGCTAGATAGTGTGCTGACTGCACCTGCGCCTGTTACCAAGAAGCAACCATACACAGTAGCAGAACCTGTCATTGTGTAAGTGATCGCCGTGGCTGTTGACGTAGTAACGTTTGATGGTGTCGTACCAGACGAGGTAGACGCGCCAAACACAGCTGTGCCGCGAACTGCCGAACCGCCAACTGTGTAGGTAGTCAACTCAGTCCATGTGTGCGAACCCATAGTATCTGTGGCTGCAAACGATGTGCTGTTGTTAATCAGACCTAAGAACGGTCCAGTGGTTGTGTATGTGCCTGACGTGCGCAGCAAGGTGTCCAATAGCAGTTGTTTACCAACGGCAACCACTAAGTTAGGAAAGCCTTCTTCCCACTTCAGATTACCTTGTGCATCACGGCACTCTACGTGGTAGTGACCATCAATGCCCATTCCCTCTGGGATAGACGCATTTGCTTGCAATGTGGCTATGGCGTGATCACCAAAACCTGATTGTTCTTTGTGCATGTTTGCTCCTATGAAATGCGAATGATCGCCGAAGTGTTAGTAATTGCTGGGAATTGTACGGTGAACGTACTAGAACTAGTCTTGTTATTACCAAAGTCTAGGACGCAAACTGTTGGGTTTGTTGTGCCATTCGCCAGATAGATTAGTGCGCCGCGTGCGGTGATTGCGCCAGTCCATTGGGCATTAGCAAAAGACAAATATGTCGTTGCCACGCCCGTCTGATTCCCAATCGTTGGGATTTGAGAAATGGTCAAAACCTGCCCGCCGGCTGAGTAATTACCGCCTGATGTCTCGCCCGTGCTTGTGTAAGCCGCTGTCGTTGCATCCAGAGTGGCGGCATTGGTGTACAGCGCAATCTTAAATACTTGGGTTGTTCCAGTATTAAAGTTGAACGTGCCGTCAAGCAGGCCAGTCTTGAACGTGTTGGTTGTGAAGTTGCCTGTAAAAGCCATCAGGTTACCGCCTGTCTATATTGACCAGACCTATAAGCATCTTGACGCTCCAGACCATCACCCAAACGCTTGGCTTGCATCAATGCTTCTTGATAACGCTGTGTGTACAGGGCAATCAAATCTGCCTCACCCTTCATGTATGTATAGGCTTCCATCAAAGAGCCATACAAAAGAACGGTGTCAAAGTTGTCTCCCAACCAAGAATGCCCGTCAGAGGAAACTGTGATTGAGGTTGGGTAATAGTAATAATGAAGTTCTGTGCTGTATGTCGTATCTGGCGTTGGGCCAAGGATAAAGGACAGCTCATTACTGATTGTGGATGAGGTGACTGTCGGTCCAAAAATAGCATAGAACTTAGGCTGACCGCCGACCGTTGGGTCTGGGTAAGCCTCACGGATAAAGTTCACGTCTTTGTTCAAAAGGTACGTGTAAACGCCTGTTGAGTCTATAACAGCTATGGAATAGACAGACAAGAAATCATCAGGTGCTGACAGATACTTATTGCTAACTGAGATAGTCCCTGTCACGTTCTTACGCAGTGAAGGGAACTGGATGGTGTTAAAGATGCGCTGTTCAGCTTGTTCAATAAAACGGTTGATCTGCGTAGTCGAAGACACAACTGTTCCGTCCGCCAAAGTTGTGGCGGGGAATGTGTTCTCGGTATACGTCTCAATCGCCGTTACCAACTCGCTGTACGTCATGCTCATGCCATCGGACCTCTAGACTTGATGCCTTTGATAGCCGCTCCGTGCCCGCGCATGGTGATGCCATCAGTTTTAATTGGCTCATCTCCAGCAGAAATGCTGTACTGTCCAACGCTTACATCAGCAGTCTCTAACTTGCTGCGGTTTTTGCCAAAGCCGGGGTTAGTGCCATCTCTGTAACCATAGTCAACTTTGCCATCAGACATAGTGTGGGGAGGAGCATAGTCAGACGCTGGCTTGTTATAGCGGTTAGCGCCGTGGTGAATAGCAGGGCTATTCTTCTTTGTTGGTTTCATTTCGTTAGCCATATAGCCTCCGTTTAATATGCTTTGCCGCTTGCTTTGGCTTTTTCCAGATTGCGACCAATCATCTTCATGCCTTCATTGGTCTTGCCACCAACCATGCCACCCTTTTTGAGCTTCAGTTTGGTGTGCATGCCGGGGTGCTCTTGCTTGTCATGCTGTTTAAACGCCTTCTTAATAAGGGCTTTGTCCTGTGCTATATCGCCTTTTTCCATTTCAACTCCTAAGTTGTTGCTACCGTGACTGTACCAAGTTGCACCACCAAAGCCAAATTATTGGGCGTTAGCGCTGCATCAAAACTGCTTGCTCCACCAACAGGGTTCCAGCCCCATTGAAATATCCTGCTACCACCTTGGACTATTCCATAGCCACTAGGCGTTGCTCCTCCATTCACATTGATCTGTAGACCATTTGGTCCGGATACCACGTAACTGCGATCTGGTCGCGGATTACGCAGTGCCTGAGGATCGTCCACAGGAAACATGCCCAACTGCAACTGGGGATGGTCTGGGTCCCAGCACTGAGGACAAACCAACAAGTCGTATTTCTTTAACTTGATGATCTCCGTCTTCAATACCGTCAACTTAAACCTGAACCCACAGCGGTCACATTCCGCAATTGCGTTCTTGCCGGATGCAAACCGATTACCCAAGACTACCTCCCGATGTAGGTCTGTCTAGGAACTAAGCGCAGTGCGGCCTTTTCATGGTCTTCATACGCGGCTAGTTCCCATGCCTCGTCATATTGACTCTTAAGCATTGGAATGCGTTCTGCGCCAGAAGGAATCTTTGCTGCAATGTAGTAAGACAAACCTGCCGCCATACAAGGGATGAAACGGAATGGCACGTCCATGATGTTTACACCGCCACCCGCATCTTGCGTTCTACGCAAACGCCAGTACACAAGGGTGTATTGCTGTGCGTTGTCAGGGGTAGGCCAGACGGTCACGGCTGGAACTTGTTGCCAATAAACGGCATCGCCTGAGCTGTGGCTTGCAGCGATTGTGTTTTGCTGCGCCCTGAAACAGTTGTTTAAACTGCCTGAGTTAGCGCCTGTGGTCTGAGTGATGTAACTGTAGTTAATAATCTCAGAGCCAATCTTGACAAAGCCTGCTGCGGGTAAACCCGTAACATCGCTGACGCTGATTGTTGTATCTGTTGCGCTTATGCCTGATGACAACGTACAGGCAACGGGAGAAGTCTGACCGTTGTAGCGCTGAATCCAAATCTGAATAGGTCTGGCTTGGGTAATCTTGTTTGGGATGGTTGCGTAGGTTGATACGCTAATCCGTGTGATTGTCAGGTCTGCCTGCGTGGCTGCTACGTTAGCGCCAGTGCGGATGACATGCTCTAACAAATCGATGGTGTCATTGGGTAATGGGTAGGTGTTTTGACCTTGGACTAGGGGAATAGTCCCCTGCTCAATTGTCCACAGGTTAATCCCACGGTTTGCCCAGTCAGCAAACATGATGTTTAAACTACGTCTTGCAGTGCGCAGGTCGTAGCCAGAGCGCAATTCTCCTCCGGCGCGTTCAAACGCTTCCTCAACCAACTCGGTCAGGTCAAGGTTAAAACTGGTTAAACCGGAGGTGTTTGCCATTATTTTCTTGCCGCTCTCATGTTATCAACAAGATTTGGATAAGGACGACCGGCTGCTTTAGCCATCGCCTTAGCCTTAGATTTCTTTGCAGATGAGAGAGGCTTGGACTTACCCAAACCTTTTGGTCTAGGCTTATCCCATACCTCTCCACCCTCTGCATACTGAGTAAAGTCGGTGTTATCCCTGCGGGCTTTTCTTTGTCCCACTGGCATCTTGGAAGGAGCAATGTCTCCCATACCCCGACTTGACATCATAGTAAACGCCCTCTGGTGTGGCCTTTGGAAGCAATACCATCAGCACGGCTTGAAGCAGATGAACGAGTCACACCACCTTTAGCCATCTTGACGACTTTTTCAGTCTTGCCGCCCTTGGCATACTTAACAATCTTTCCAGTAGAAAGGTCTCTATAAGTACCGTGCTTCTCTTCTTTTGTGAGTAAATTTTTTATAAAGTCACCAGCGCGGGAAGATGGGTTCCTATCAATTTTCATTGATGGCGCATAGTCAGACTCAGTGCCAACGTCGGTATCTGGTGCTCCAGAAGGGATTTCAGTTGGGCCATTTCCGCCTCTAACTTTTTGCCCTGACATGCCAGTTGGATTTCTGACAGCGCTTTGAACTTTAGCAACACTAGACCGGCTGGGCTTGTTTGCTTGCTCATTGGCGTTGAATTGATCCATGACAGCGCGGCTACTTGCTGCATCCTGTGCGCCAGCCAAGTCACCAAACTCTGTGTCTTTCATTGGACTCATACTTGGTGTCATTGGCTTTTGACCATAACTTGGCTGAACATCAACACCGGTGTCGGTGTCGCGGTCAGCACCCTTTTTCTTGTTGGCAAGCATCATGCCCAAAGCGCCTAATGCTGCTAAACCTGCTAGATCGCGTGGCATAAAGTCTCCTTATTTTTTCTTGGACATGCCGCCGCCACACATGGCAGTGACTTTGTCATGCTCTTTCATGTGGCCTGCAGCGTGCTCACCATACATCTTTTGATGTGCTTGGTGACCGTCACCGCCGTATAACTTCTCAGTCATATGCACATTGTGCGTATGGGGAGGAGTTGCTTCGTTCATCATTGGTACTTTGCGTTCCATGTTGATCTCCTTATTTCTTTTTAGCCATGCCACCGCGCTTCATAGCGGGGCCAGTGCCGATAGCGTTACCCGCCATCTTTGGCAACATGCCTTTGGTTTTGCCTTTTTGAGCAAGACCATCACGGCTTGGTGCTGCGGTACGGACAGAACCCATTTTTTCTTTGGTAATGCCCTTGCTTTGTTTGTTTGCGCTCATGCCAGTAGTGTCGCCACCCATAGCCATTTTCTTCGTAGCCATACGGCCTCCTTGTTTAAACAGTGCCTTTTCACCATGATTGGTTTTGGGCTGGTTTGCTACCTGAGAATCAGCACGGCTTCCCGAACTGAACTTTTTTCCCTTATCTGCAGAGGTAAAGTCTTTACCCACAGATTGAGGGATACCAAGCCGCTTTGAGGCGGCAGGATCATTGGCGACCATCGCCATTAGATTGTGTTGCGCTTGGCTCTTACTTGGCATCATTTCCCCGCAATAAGCTGGTCAATTTTTGCTTCAAGGCGATTAAAGCGTTGGTCAATGTGGTCAGTAATTCTTTGCACTTCTGCGTTAGTTGCGTAATCACGGGCAATCTCCTCACGTGTTTTGTTGAGCAGGATTTGAACCCGCTTTAGCTCGTCCGACTTGTCTTTCCATACCCACAAGAGTACAGCAGAAAAGGCGGACAAGAGTGAATTCCATATGACCATTTCCATTAGCAGAACCTGCCTTTGGTCTTGCCTTTCTGGGCTACACCATCTGCAGACTTCACATACCCGCCATCAGCGCAGTTCCATGCTCTCAAACTCTTGTTAATCCTAGAGTTCGGGTCGTTCGCTGTTTTTGAGGATGTGAGTTTCTTTTTCATCCCACTCATCCTTGCACAAAAAGAGTCGCGCCTTGATCCGCCCTCTGGTTGAGGCGGCTTCAAGTTGTGCCCTTCTCTCTTCGCAGAGGCTCGGCCCTTGGCGTTTAAACCACCATTGGGGTTCTTTCCTTCCTTGCGTTGCCATGCGGGACTAGCCATTTACTACTTTCAAGCGAGACTCCCGAATGCCTTCTAGCAAAGGTATTACTACCTCTTCACGGAAGTTATTGGTGAATGTTTCGCTACCAATATGGGGAAGGCTGATGTCCACATCAATGTGGACTGTGAACCCCATCTGGGTAGCCCTGTCGCAGAACAAATAGTCTTCGCCAACATACTGATCGTCAACGATGTCAAAGTCAAACAGGGCGGGCATACGCTCGCCTGTAGGTTTGTTTTTGTAAGACCACTCAGGATGGGCCTCTGCCATCTTCTCAATCACATGGCGTTGAATCAGCATAAACCCTGTGCCCACGCGCTTGACGCGCATGAGAGAGCCATCAAACTCAAGGTTGTCGTCTTCAGTCCAGTACAGGTCTGTAAAGAACTTCTTGTCTTTGGCTCTGCGTGGATATGCGCCAGCAGTAATGTCTTTACCGCTACTTTGTGCCATCAGGCGAAGAATGTCCGCAGGTGTGGCTATAACGTCGGAATCAATAAACAGCAATTCTGTGCAATCTGTTTTCAAGAACTCAGCCACCAACGAGTTACGCGCAAGCGTGATGATGGAACAGTTTGAAATATCAGACAAAGTAACGCCAACACCAAGTCGCATCGCCTCGGGCATCAACTGCACAAGGTTAAACGCGGTCTTGACGTTTAGTCGACCGTCATGGCAAGGGATGCCGATGAACAGCTTACGCCCTGCCAGAACTGCTTGTTTAGACTCAGCCATAATTAACGGTTAAAAAAACCATGATTAAGTGCTTCCGGGTGAAACAGTGTTTGAAATCAATACGCCACCAATATTTATACCAACAGTACAAGCAGTAGTAGCACTAGGTGCAAT